GTCCTTGCCCACTTTTCCCCCACACCTCGTTTTCCTGAAGGTTATCGAGACCAGCAAGGTCCCTCGACTGCGGTCAGAGAATGGGACCGAACAGGAGGCTTCATGACCATCGCGTCCGGCCAAGGTCGTTACGGGGACATCTCCCGTTACGACGACCTGACCATCGACCTGGATTCCGCGCCGACTCGGGTCTCCCCACTGACCGAGATCGGGGTCACCGGGGTCAAGCGCGCTGCGGGGATGATCGACGAGGAGTTCCTGCCTGCGCTACGCGGCCGCAAGGCCATCGCGGTGTTCCGCGAGATGGCCCTGAACGACCCGATCATCGGGGCGATGCTGTTCTCCATCGAGAAGCTGATCCGGCAGGTCGAGTGGACCGTGGTCGGGGACGACAACTCCCCGGAGAGCTCGGATGCGGTCCAGTTCGTCGAAGAGTGCATGGAGGACATGTCGCACACCTGGGACGACATGATCTCCGAGATCCTCTCGATGCTGGTCTACGGCTTCTCCTGGCACGAGATCGTCTACAAGAAGCGGGTCGGCCCGCAGGAGAAGGACCCCAAGAAGCGCAGCCGGTACACCGACGGTCGGATCGGCTGGCGGAAGATCCCGATCCGTGCTCAGGAGACCCACCTGCGCTGGGTCTTCGACGAGAGCGGAGGGGTGAAGGCCTATGTGCAGATCCCGCCCCCGTACTACAAGACCTGCGTCATCCCGATCGAGCGCTCGCTGCTCTTTAGGACCGGGATCCACAAGGGCAACCCCGAGGGCACCTCGATCCTGCGTACTGCGTACCGACCCTGGTTCTTCAAGAAGCGCCTAGAGGAGTTCGAGGCGATCGGGGTAGAGCGTGACCTCGCTGGCATGCCGGTAGCCATGCTGCCTTCTTCGTACATGAAGGCGACCGAGGGAACCAACGAGAACAAGGTCTACAAGAGCTTCAAGAAAATGGTCCAAAACGTTCGGCGCGACGAACACGAGGGCCTTGTTCTCCCCCTGGAGTACGACGAGAAGGGCAAGGAGCTCTTCCGCTTCGAGCTGATGAGCAGCTCAGGCGGTAAGAGCTTCAACACCAACGAGCTGATCCAGCGCTACGAGCAGCGGATGTTGATGGTCACCATGGCCGACTTCCTGCTGCTCGGCCACGAGGGCACCGGCTCCTACGCGATGCACGTGGACAAGACCGGCATCTTCCGCTCTGCGCTGAACTCCATCACCACGGCCATCGCGGACGTGTTCAACCGGCACGCCATCCCCCGCCTGTTCGAGTTGAACAACTGGCAGCTGGAAGAGCTGCCCAAGCTGCGTCCGACCAATGTGGACCCGCCCAACCTGGCCGAGCTGGCCGGGTTCATGACGTCCATGGCCGGGCTGGGCATGCAGTTCTTCCCCGACCCGGACATGGAGAAGTTCCTGCGCGAGGTCGCTCACCTGCCTGCCATCCCGGACGAGGTGCTGGAGGCCAAGCGCGAGATGGCTCAGCAGCAGACCGCGATGGAGTTCATGGGCTCCAACCAGAAGTTCGGCATGGTCCAAGGCGGGATGACCCCAGAGCAGGCCCAGATGGCCTCTGAGAGCCCGCACCAGGACCAGATGGAGAACGAGGCCGTGGGCCAGGCTCGCGGGCAGGCACGGGCCGCTGTCGACCCGGAGGTGATGGGCTCCCAGCAGGCGCAGATGGAGCAGCAGCAGGCGATGGAGGTGCAGCACCAGGCCGACATGCAGGCGCTGGCTGCCCAGGACCCCAACGCTCAGGCCACCAACGAGATGGACCTGAAGGGCAAGGAGCTGGATCTTCAGGGCAAGGAGGTCGACAACAAGTTCAAGCAGGTCGACCACGAGCGGGACCAGAAGGGCAAGGAAGCCGACTTCAAGCGCGACCAGCAGGGCAAGGAGAAGGACTTCAAGCGGGATCAGGAGGGCAAGGACGCCGACCTGCGCCGTCAGAAGTTCCTGGGCAAGCTCAAGGAAGCCCAGGCCCGGCAGCAGGCCAACGCCAAGACCGTCGGACCCAAGAAGAAGATCGTGCCGAAGAAGAAGGGCAAGTAGATGCCTGTCAAGAAGAAGGACCACTCCGGCACGATGGTCGGTGCCGGGACCACCCTGGGCACGGTCGGTCTGGTCGGCGGTGGGCTTCCCGGCACCAAGTCCAGGGCCAACCTGGCCGACGTCAAGACCGCCTCAGGGCGTAAGGAGAAGGCGAAGATCGCCGGTAAGGCCTACGGAGCTGGTGAGTTCGGCTACCGGCATAACGCTCACCACGTGTTCGACACCTTCACCCTCAAGCCCAAGGCCAAGGGCACCGAGAACCCCACCCGCAAGCAGGCCTTTCGGCAAGGGGAGTTCGCCGGGCGCAGTGCATCCGAGACCGACATCATCCGGCACCTGAACATCGGCCGTAAGGCCTCCAACGTGGCGCTGGCAGGTGGTGCTGCGCTGGTCGGGGCCGGGGCCTACCAGCACAGCAAGCGCAAGAGCGTCCACAAGGCCGCTAAGCGCGACCACTTCAAGGCCGATGCGATCACTGCAGGTGGTGCCAGCACGGCGGTGCTCGGTGGTGGGGTCAGCACGCTGCTGGATCGCCAGGGCAAGAAGTGGTCCAAGCGCTCCGCAGCCAGCCTGCACCAGGCGATGAAGATGAACCCCAAGGCGGGCGGATACACGATCCAGCCCAGCAAGCACCGGGTTCCGGACGTGAAGCCGGAGAAGTCCACCGGTGTGCTGGCCAGTGAGCGGAACAAGATCTTCGCTGGTCGGTCCAAGGAGCACGCCGCCAAGGTGGGAGCCCTGCACGGATCAGCCGGTCAGGAGCGCTACTTCGCCAAGACCTACGGGGACATGGCCAAGATCTCCCGCAAGGTGGGCGTGGCTGGGGTCGGGATCGCTGCTGCGGGTGTGGCAGGCAAGCACGGCTACGAGATCAACCGCAACAAGTCCCACGTCAAGAAGAACCTGGCGATGGCCAAAGGAGCCCGTATCCCGGGTGTCGCGGCGATCACCGACCACCGGGGCTCGATCCATTTCCTGTCCGAGCTGCCTAAGCTGCAGCAGGGCAACCCGCAGCGGGTGCTGAACACCACCCGGCGGCCCAAGCGCAAGCTGATGCGCACCGGACCTCGTCAGCTCCCCAGCACCACCGGTGCGGTCTCCAAGAGCTTCATGGAGATGCCTGGGACTCTGATCAACGACGACAGCACCCGTACTGAGTCGCTGACCTCAGTACGTACCCGGGACCTGAAGTCGGGCCGGTTCGTCGGTGCGCCCACGCTGGTGGCCAAGAAGCTGAACATGACCACCTCGGTGAAGCGGATCATGGAGGGCACCACGGCCGGTGTGATCGGCGGTGTGGCAGCTAACCAGTTCCCACAAAACCAGCGCTCGACCAAGAAGCTGCTCAAGAAGATGGATCCGGAGACCACTGTGACCCTGAAGAAGAAGGACCGCCGATGAGCGACCAGCCCGACCACGACGTGATCGACGACGACGAGCACACCGATCCCAACCAGGAGGACATCGGCGAGCTCGACCTGTCCGGTGAGGAGATCCCCGAGGATCTGGACACCGAGGACCTGGATGACCTGGTGGATCAGGTCGACCCGCACGTGAAGGGAGACGACGCCTGATGGCCAACCTCACCCAAGCTCAGGCCACCAAGATCCTGCGCAACCTCGGCTGGCGGGTTCGTACCACCAGCGAGTACAAGACCTGCGTGAAGAACTTCCAGGCGGGCTGGAACCTGGGCAGCGCGCTCAGCGTGGACGGCAGCGTGGGGGCGAAGACCTCGGCTGCCCTGCTGAAGTCCGAGGCCCGGCGTAAGGCGGGTCAGCCGACCGCCAGCGCGCACTTTTCCTTCACCGAGGTCCGCTGCCGGTGTGGGGGCAAGTACTCCTCCTGCCAGCGGATCTGGCACAAGCGCAAGGCCTTCCAGATGATGGAGCAGTACCGCACCAAGAGTGGCCGCAGCTTCACCGTCGTCTCGGCCTGCCGGTGTGCCAGCCACAACAAGGCGATCGGTGGCTCGGCCACCTCGCGCCACCTGTCCGGGCTGGCCAGTGACACCCAGCCCTACTACTCGACCACCAAGGTGAAGAGCTGGCAGGTGTGCACCCACATCGGCTAC